CCGCGCCACTCCTCCAAGGTACCTTTGCTGCTAGTGCTGCGGTTGATGTTCTCCAGCCCCGGCATGGGCACCGTGAACTCGCGGCCATCCTTGGTGAAGACCCGGTAGTTGTAGACGAAGCTGCCGTCCTTCTGCCACCCGCATTGGAACGGCACTTCCACCGCCTTCTTGGACAGCGACGCCTCTTCCACACAGGCACGAACATAGTTGAACAGGTTGTTGTCGTTGCCCTTACCAAAGCTGGCGATCACATTCTGGCTGGCAAGAAACTTCACAGTCTCATCACGGGACACCACGCACTTGGCAGGTAGCGTGATATTTTTTAGGCCATCGGGGCGGTTGGCCACGAGGTGTACGGCGTAGTCCTCCTCCTGCTTGAGCATGTCAACCACAAACAAGTCGTAGGCAAGAATCTGCACGGGCTTCTTGGACTTGGTGCCGTCGGCATCCTCGACCATCCTGTCAGAGTACACGCCGCCGTTGTGCCCGTAGCTGTACCCACGGGGCGGGCTGGGCCGCTTCACAAACTGATGGGGGGTCTCGCCCTCAAGCGCCGCGTCAAGCTCCTCGTCGTAGCCGAACTCAGCCTCCTCGTTGCGGTCTGCCATCTCGGCAGGCGCTGAGTTTATGGGGATAAGTTTTTCAGCGTTGTCAGTCTTGATCTCGCGGCCGAGACCTAGCGGGTTAGTGATCTTGCCGAAGTGCGGACAGTTGCCGCACAGCCCGGGGTTCTCGCTGTCCATCTTGAGGCAAGGGTAGGGGCCCTTGATCTCGACCAGCTTCTGCCGCATCCGCGCCTCATCATACGGATGCATCTCGCTCAGGCGGGTGGCCCACTCGTCGCCGTCCTCACAGACCTTTGTCCACGACAGTAGCCCACGCCAGATGGGTTCGAGACCATCCTCTTTGGGGTTGTCGATGTACGCCTTGAGTTGCGCACAGCCGTTGCCTTCTATCGTGGCGGTGTGGATGTTTTCGAACAGCGTGACGCTGTTCTGCATGAGCTTGACTTGCGTAGCGCCGGGCTTGCGTTTGGGCCGCACACCTTGCAGGGGCTCGACGACCTTGGCGTGATACTCGGGCTTGAGCTTGGCCTTAACCAGCGCCTCGAACTCAGCGAAATCAAAGGTGTCGCCAGCACCAAGGAACTTCACATCTCGCGGCGTGCCGTACACCTTCTTGTGGTTGCGCGTACCGGGAACTCGCAGCACACGGGCGGCGTCTGCCGTCACCGTCATGTCGATCCGCATGCCCTCCTGCTTGCACAGGCGCTTGAAGTTCTCAGCAACAGGTTTCCAAACAGTCGTCGGCAACTGCTCTTTGAGCGGCCAGTAGACATGCAGCCCACCGCCCGAACCAACGAACCATGGCGTGCCCAGAGCGTCCAGCCCGGTGTTCTCCATGAACTGCGCCAGCGCGGCGGCCGCTTCCTTCTTGGATGCGTACCCATCCATGTCGATGAACATGGCTTTGATCAGGCGCGAGTTGATGGCCTCGCGGCTACCGGCCTCTTCAAAGGTTGACAGGGCAAAGTAGATGTCGCGGTTAAGCGCCTTCCAACCATCAATGATCGGGATCAGGTCTTCAAGTTTCTCCTCATAGCGGTGCTCCTTTTTGGTTGTACTTAGTTCCGCCGTGCAATAAAACCCGTGACCCGGGGACGGAAGAACCGCCGCTAAGAAATCCAGCGGTGTCATCTAAATCCTCGGGGTGGGTTACTTGTTGTCGTCGAGTGTGTTGGCGAAGCGCGCTACCAGTTCCTTGATCCATTCAGGAGGAACCTTGTCAAAGCCCATGATGTAGATGTACCGCAGCAGCTCGTTGTCGCTCAGGTTGTGAGGTTGAATGCCTTGCATGCTTTTCTCCACGCGTCGTCGGCGGTACTCGACGACTTGAAAATTGTTAAGAGATCGGTGACGGCTGGGCGGTAGGCGGTGAACACCTCGCCACCAGCAAACCAGTTGTAGACAGTCTGGCGCGACGCGCCCGTGATCTGTGCAATCTTGGTCACCGGGAAGTTTAAGTGCACAGCCCAGCGCCCAAGCTGGTTGCCCAGCGTTTTAGGTGCTCGCGCGACTGTGTTAGTGATTTGAGTAGAGTACGACATTGTGTTTAGGTGGGAGGTAGCGCGGCCTCAAAGCCAGAGGAAACGCTGCCGTGTGCATGTGAAGGAACTTTACGAGCCATGGACAAAGCCCGGCACACACGCAACGACCGCTCTTGCTACCTCCCGAACTCCTTTTACTCGTCGTCCCAGTCGTCAACCATCGACGACAGCGCGGCCTTAGCCGAGGGCACAGCGGAGGGCTTCTTCTCCTCCTTGCGCACGACAGGCTCCTCAGCTTCCTCCACAGCCTCTGCCTTGGGAGCCGCCTTGGTCTTCTTGGGCGGCGGAGGGGCTTCCTCTTCGTCGGTCTCAGGGGCGATCACGGGCTTGGCGGCCTTGGGCTTGACGCCTTCAATCGGCGCGGCAACCTGCGGAGCCTTGTCCATCTTGGAGACCGTCATGGTGATGGCCTTGAGCGCATCGTCGGACTTGGCCTGCTTCTGGCAGTCATCATGCTCGGCGTCGGTCAGGTAGCGCATCGCCTTGAAGAACAGCTTGGGGCTCTCGCTGGTCGTGTCGAACTTCATGCGGGTCACCACATCGGTGGGATCAACATTCTGCGCGGTCAACCAAGTGGCGTACGCCTTGAGCGGTCGGTTGTCGCCGTTCTCCTTGCCGAAGATGGAAGTTGCAGGCAACGCCAGTTGCAACACATCGCCGCTCACATCGTTAGCCAGCACCACAGCAAGACGCTGTTGGTAGCGGCAGGCACGCGAGTTCCCGTTGCCAGACCCCGCAATGTTCTGCGGACACTCGTTGCAGGAAGATGCCTGCTTGCTCTCGCTGTCAGGCGAGGGGGTGACACCATCGGCAGACCAGCAGTCAGGCGCTTGGCCTTGCGCGTCCTTGTCGAACTTCTTCATGTAGAAGACGCGGTTGACGGTCGGCGCGGCGTTGACGATCACCACATCCAGATGGCGCTCCTCGATGGCCGCCACTTCCTTGCCGCCAGAGATCAGGCGGAACACGCCGCCCTTGATGGAGATGCGCTTACCAGCGCTACCACCACCTGCCGCCAAGGACTTCGCCACATCGGACAGACCGCCACGGCGCTTCACGAAATCGGGCACTTGGCCCGCGTTGAACAGAGTCACATTGCTCATAGAGCTTCTCCTTACTTGGTTGGTTTACGCACAGAAATCTGGTACTCGGTGAACGAGTTCATGCCGGGGGGCAACACGCCGGGGTTCTCTTCCAAGAATGTAGCCATGTTGCCCTGCGCGATACGCTTCTCCAAAAGGTCGAGCGCGTCGTGCTCCTTGATGAACTCCTTGAAGGAGTCCCAGTCCTGTGTTTGGTATCGGGTCTTGGTCGAGAGCACCACGGTGCCGTTGTCCGTACGCACAGAGTTCGTGCCCATGACGAGCATCTGATCTTTGAGCGCCATCTTCACGGCATCTTGTTGGCGCTTGATCGCCTCAACCTGCGAGTCGTACTCCGCAGTCAGTCGCTGAATCTCAGCGGCCATCTTGCGGTAGACCTTAGCCAGCTTATCCATTGGGATAGCGACCATCTCTTTTGTTTCTGAGGGAGCTGGCGCTTCCTCATCGTCAAGTGCTTGCATTGCTCTCTCCAGTTTTTGTTTGTCTAGGGTTTGACATCGTACATGAAAATTCTGCTCACGCAACTCCTTTCTTTAAAGATTTTTTATCTCGCTGTCGAACATGCCAACCAACAGCGCATGGTCGCTGACTTTGGTACTCATGGCCTTGAACAACTTCTTCTCAATGGGGCTCGACTCAATGTGGATCACAGTAACTTTGTCGGAGTCTTGACCCTTACGATCCGCTCGTGCTATGCATTGCGTGTACATCTCTACAGACATCAATGGGCCATAGAAGATGACGGTATCTGCCGCTGTGAGCGTGATGCCGTGCGCTGTGGCTTGGGGTTGCATCACCAGCACGCGTATCGTGTCCGTCGTCTGGAAGTCGTGGATGATCTTGCCGCGCTTGGTGGCTGTCACATCGCCGTGGATCGTGTCTACGGCCACACCCTTCTTCTGCATGTGCGTGAGGATGGTGTCGATGCTGGAGCGAAATAGCGCGAAGATGATGATCTTCCTGTCGGTCTCCTCCAGCACCTCGTCGAGCACATGCAGGCGCGGGGCGGCGTCGAACTCCACCACCTCCTTATCGTCTGTGTATGCTGCACCGCAAGAAATTTGCAGCAGCTTGTTGACAGCAACTCCAGCGTTGATTGCGCTGATCGTCTCACCCGCCGCGCGCACCAGCATCTGCTCCTTGAGCATCTTGTAGTACTTGCTCTGCTGGGCCGTCATGGGCACCTCACGCGTCACCGTCACAACTGGCGGCAGGTCAAGGCATTGGGCTTTGGTGAAGCGTATCGCTGGTTGCAGGGCGTTGAACACGGTGGCGGTAGCGTCATGCTTGGGTGCCCACTTGAACATCGTGATCTTGTTCATCACCTTGTCGCGCCATGATGTGAAGAACTTGGGCACGCCGCCCGGGTTGACCAACTTAGCCAAGCCGTACGCATCGACAGGTGACTGTGATGCAGGGGTGCCGGTCATCATCCACAGATAAGTCTCGGGGCGAATGATCGAAGCCAGCGCCTTCCAGCGCCGAGTGCTGGGGTTCTTGTACGCGTTGGCCTCGTCAACGATGATCAAATCAAAGCGCCCGTCGTTGATAACTTCTTGCGCGATGAGGTTCAGCCCATCGTAGTTGGTGATGACGATCTCATAGTTCTTCTGGATCATCTCGATGCGCCGCGAAGCTTGCGCATGGTGGGCCACCACAGCGGAGCGATGGATGATGCTGGCGTTGATGTCACCCATCCAAGCTGACTGCATGATTGACAAAGGACACAAGATCAACACACGCTGCACATCGCCGCGCTTCATCAAGTAGTCAGCGGCCCACAGCGCAGAGAGCGTCTTGCCCGTGCCGGGGTCGTTGAAGCAGAAGGCTCTGCGGTACAGCGTGAGGAAGCTGGCCGTCTCGATCTGGTGCTGCATGGGCTTGAACCTGCCCGGCCAGTCGTAGCGCTTGGTGATTGGCGACGGAGCGTTCTTCACTCCAAGATTGCGAAGCACTCGTGCTTCGTCTAACCCCCAGTACACAGCCACTTCGTATGTGCCTGCGCTCTCCGAAATAACTTTGTGCTTGGGGATGACGCTGTACTTGGCTGGGTTGCGCGTGCGCAGCACCAGCGCTTTGTTATCAACGATTTGCATTGCTTTCCCTACTCTGCTTTCCTACAAACATATCGTGCTCTGTCCGTGAGGAAGTGCACTTCTAACTTGCCGGCAGCTTTGAGCGCTATGTAGGCGGTGCCGTAGAAGTTGTCGTTCATCACGGCATCAAGCTCGACCCACTCGTTGCCGTACCGGGTCACCCACAAGTCGCTAAGCGTTTCTATGGCTGGGTTATTTAATGGAGTGGTCTGCATTGCGCTTGAAGGAACGGTTGGCGCTTGCGGTTTTTACCCTGAGGTTGGAGCGCGTCGTCGCCCCGCCCTTGGACAGCGGCTTCTTGTGGTCAACATCTTTGCCGTCACCTTTGTGCACGAGTCCTTCGCGTTCCAACATCGCTCGCGCTTTGTTGCTGGCGGCGCGGCGTTTCTTAACCTCAGGCTTCTGCGCGTACGGGGGGTAGGTGTCGCGGTCAGCGGGGTTCTTGTAAGGCATATCTGCTCCTAGTGTTTGGGATTGAATTCGCAGCCGGTGACTTGGCACCATCTGCACAGGGGGGTCTGGGTCGGGTTCCATACGCCTGTCTCGAAGCATTGCTCGATCCGGGCGGTGCGCTCACGATACTTCCACCACAAGTTGTCCTTGGCTTCGCGTTGCATCTGCATCTTCACCATCGAGTTCTTGACGATGAACATCAGCGCCGAGTTCACCTTGCGGATGTGTGGGAAGTGCTCGAACACCATGATGGACATGAGCACTAGCTGGTCTCGGTCTGGGTACTTGTCGTTGCCTGTCTTGTAGTCCACCACCCACGCCGTGAGGTTCTCGTCGTCGAGGATCAGCAAGTCCGCGATGCCTCTTACCCAGACATCTTTGGCAAACCAATCCACGGGCTTGAGGTCAGCGCTCAACGCCATCTGGTACTCGGCCAGCTTGCGGCCGGGCTTGCGAAGCAGCGCATCGGCGATGTCCTTGAACTGAGAGAACTCTGGCGGCAACTCCTTGCCGTCACGCACATAGAACTCCAACGCTTCGTGCACCTTGTTGCCGTAGATAGTGGCCTCAGTCTCTTGGAACGGGTAGTTCTTGAGAACCTTGACCTCGTGGTATCTGCGCTGGCAACCCTCGAAGTCTTTGAGGGAGGAGTGCGACCAAGCTGGCTTCTTCATCTGTGTCCTTTGATGACTACATTAACAATGTCTTTGGCTGTCTCACACAAGCGCATGTCGTTTGCGGGGAGGTTCTCAACCACCGGGCGTTGCATGACCCATATACTCAAGTCGCGCATGTGCCCGACAGTCCACCCCGCCATCTCAGCCAGCGCTATGGCTGTATCTATGTCGTCGAACTCAGAGCTTGGCGTTGTGGATTGCGTCGTTGAGTCTGATGGCGAAAGCATCGACAAACTCCTCGTTGGCTTCTAGGCTGTGGTGCATGTCTTTAAGGATCGCGTGCGTCATCTCGTGCCAGAAAGTGTAGGACTGCTGGCGCTCGGTCATAGGCTTGAGCGTCTTGGGGTGACGCATTGATACGCGGATGGTGCTGGTGTTGTAGTTGATGTCACCGAACAGCGCGCGGTGCCTGCTGTCAAGAACATGTGGCTGAGTGATGATTGCGTAGCGTTTGCTGCCGACGCGAATGGCTTTTGGTAGTTGCAATTGGCTCTCCTACTAGTTCTTTGCTAGTCCGTATCGACGATGTGCGCCACCGTCAGCGGCCAGAGGAATCCCCGGCATGTACTTCGGAACCATAGTCATCTGCGCCAAGACCCAAGTCTTAGCGTCAGCGACCTCCTCATCCCGCACGACAGCTATCAGCTCGTCATGCACGGTGCCTGCTATGGGGAACCTCTTGTCCACCCGCAGCATCCCGTCCGTCATCACGATACGCGCGGTGCCCTGCACCACATTGTTCGTGATCTTTCCGGGGTACAGCTTGGTCGGCTTCTCGCCTTCCCTGCCATAGACCCAGTTCACTTCCTTCTTCTCTTCGTCTTTCTCTTGACGCAAGTTGGGGTAGTGGATCGACATGCCGTTGGGCAATACGATCTCCTCCTTTCTGAAGGTAAGGCATTTATACACGACCTGTTCGCCACCTGCAAGGCTTCTTACAAGTAACTGCCCCATCAGTTCCCAGAAGGACACCACAGGCCAAGCCGTGGCTCGGTAGATGTCGATGATGCGCTTGGCTGCGACGGCGTGAGTCAGCAACTCCTCGTCCGTGCAGGTGTGGGGGATGGCCTCCAGCTTCTCGACATTGGGCTCGTAGTCCAAGAACTTCTGTATGTACGCCCGGTCAACGCCTAACTTCTTGGCAAAAGCCCTGTCGTAGCGCACGGGAGGGGCCCCTAGGAAGCCGACCAGAAGCTGCTGGGCAAAGCTCGCCCACCCCAGCCCATACCCGCACCCCAGCAACGCGCTCTTGGCCGACTGCCGCAGGTCTGGGTGGGTCTCCTTGGTCATGCCGGGGATGCCGAACATCTGGGAGCCGAACTGCGCGTAGGCATCCTGCCCTGACTTGAAGATGCCAAGCAAGTCCTCGTAGTCAGCCAGCCATGCCAGCACACGCGGCTCGATCTGAGACAAGTCCCCCACAACAAGTTGGTGGTTGGCCGGGGCCATGATTGCCTTGCGTAGGAACGACCCGCGCTTGAGGTTCTGCATGTTGATCGCCGAACCCTTGGCGGCTGTCCATCGACCAGACAGCGCACCATAGTAGGACAAGGGCACAGGCAGTTTCCCACGCTTGGAGATGTCCAAGAATCTCTGGGCTCTCGTCCTCTCTGTCGTGGACTTAACCCTCAGCCGCGCCTCGCAGAGCGACGCCACATCTTCATTGCTGCCGTTGAGGAGCGCTTGAAAAAGTGCGTCGTTCTTGGCAAGGGCCAGCGTACGCTTACCAGTTGTCTTGCTGACCTTCTTAGGCGGCTCGACCCCAAGCGCTTGGAGCGCTTCTGCAAAGCGCGGGTTCGACGCCAGAACAGATTCATCCACGCCAAGCCTCTGTAGTAGTCCTTCACGCTTTTCCTTCTCCTCTATGAGTGCCTTCTCCAACATCTCAGCATCAAGCTCCAACAGCGGGCGTGTGTACATCCGCAGCGTCATGTCGATCAGTCGGAGTTCCTTAGCTGGGTAACCATGTACCAGTCTTTTGAAAATCTCCTCGCACAGGTACACATCATGTTGACAGTACGCGGCAAGCTCGGCCTCGATCTCAGCAGTAATGTCGGTAAGTCCATCAGTCGAGTGAACGGCTTTGCCCTTCTCCGGCAGTCCGAAGGGGGCCGCAAGTCTTGCCAAGGAGTTTCCAACTTCCACGCCTCGTAAAGCTCGCGCCATTGATAGCGAGTCGAAGATGAACGCTGGGCGTACATCGTAAATCCATCCGAGTATGGATATATCGAACTGGGCGTTATGTGCAAGGACGGCTGTTCGTTCCCAGTCGATGTTGCGAACGAACTCAGGTAGGTCATCTCCTCGAACCCATCGTATAGGTGCATCGCTTCCGTACTCATGGAAGCAGCACCCGAAAGCAGCGAAGCGTGGATCACGGATGTACTCCTCGGTTGTCATCTTGGTAAGGGTGTAGTCCCGCTTGTCCCAACGCGTTTCGAAGTCCACGGTCAGGATGCGGTCGAAGGGTGCGCTCAATTGAATAGCTCCTTGGGCGGGGCGTCTTCCATGATGTTGTAGTCGATGTACTCTTGTGCCGCGCGTAGCAGGCCAGCGGCGTCCATCTCGTTGGTGTTCACCGCCATGATCTTGAACGGCTCGTAGGGCGGCTTACCCACCAGCACTATGCCGTGCATGTCGTCGTGCAGATAGCATTGGATGAGTTCGGTAATGACTATCCGCAGATGGTCACGCTGACCCTCAGTCATGCGTTCTAGTGCGTTGTTCAGGTCAAACATTCCAGTTCTTCTCTCAGTTCTTCTAAGTTGGTCTCTCGCGCCACGAAGGCGTACCCACCAGCGTCAGCGATTGCTTGGAGTTCACGATCTTGTAGCGCAGTGGTCTTGCCCTTGCCGGCCTTGCACTCGATGGCGACGAAGCGCCCCTTGTGGCAGGCAATGATGTCCGGGACACCAGCGCGTCCCATACCCGCCATGTATGGCGAGAAGTGGTAGATGCCTAGCTCGTCAAGAATCTTCTTGACCGCCAGCTTCACCTTGGCTTCAGGGGTGCTGGCCATAGAGCTTGCTCCTCCACACAGTAACTGTGGGCATGTGGTTGTGTGCTTTGACAGGCGTGGTCGTGCCTGCCATCTCGATCCATCCGAAGCCCCTGTACAGGGAGCGCACGCCAGAGACCCACACATTCGGGTGCAGCGTCAATGGACGGCGCAGCCCCTTCCTAGCGCAGAACTCTCGGAACTCGTCGCCAGTTACCAGCGGTCTGTTGGAGAGAAGCTCCTCAGCTAGTTCAAGGTAGCGCTCGACGAACTCGGGCTCGGTTTTATAGGCTTTCTCCCAGCACTTGTCGGCCAAGGCTAGGGCGTTTTTCATGCGTTCACTTACCATTTAATTTCTCCTAAAGTTAAGGGTGGGGGATGTGTAGATTCAGCGCCCCCGCCGCTGTGTGGAGATGGATGTGGTGGTTACAAACAGTATGCCGGCTTCACCAAACCCCCCAAAACATGTTCGCATCTACAAGGCTTGCATGCGTTGGGCCAACCAAAAACGCCGGCTTTGGGTGTACTTACAGAAGTGCCGGAGGCACCTCTTCATTATTCTTCGTCGTCAGTTGCTTGTGCAAGTGCTTCAGCACCTCTGTGTCGGCCCTGTCGAAAGGCCACCACTTGTTCTCTAAGATTTTTCTTAGTTCCTCCTGTTGTGATCGACTCCACCGTCGTGAACGCGTGGCCGCTGGTGCATTGCCGTCTTCGGTAGCACTTGTTTGTGACTGCATGTCTCGTCTCCGTTATTCTGGTGTTCTTACCGCACTCGGGGCAACGGATCACACGGGCCTCCCTGCCTTGGAGTAGACCGAGAACTGACGCACATTGATGATTGTCTGCGCCTTGTTAGACAGATTGGGGATGGTGCCGAAGGCAACACCCTGTGCGCGGTTGCGCTCCACCACCTGCGTCTGGCTCTGCGACATGGTTGCACCATGGCCTCGGAAGTGCGAGTCCTTGGCGAACACAGACGGACTGTGGTCGTGCTTCCACATGAAGGGACTGTCTACGGGGCATCGGCATTTCTTAGCGGTCATGTGTTCTTCTCCTTTAGTTTGGCTTCGATGGCACGGGCAAAGTGATAGAGATTTGTGCCGTGTGCATTTAAATCTTCCATGATTGAGCCTTGCTCTTGTTCCGTCAGCCCCACCCACGGACGACTTGGCGGGTAGAGCTTGGCTTTCACGGCGGCGATCAACATGGCTTTGTCGAACGCGTCACCCTGCGGGTGCTGTAGCCAGCGCAGGCACATGGCAAGAAGTTCCTGCTCAGTCGGCATTGTTCCCCCTTGCGCGGATTTGTTTAGCGCACCAGTTGGCGGCGTTCCATCCCGGCTCTTCACACAACTTTGCACACGCCTCGCGCTCAGCCTCCACCGCTCGCCGAGTCTGGACACAAGCGAAGCGTTGGCAGTCGGCATGGCAGGAGTGAATATCGGTAGATAGCAGGTAGTCGCGGACAAGGGCGGCAAAGCGCGCAAGGAATTCAGGGGTAGCGTCAAAGCATCCCGCTTGGCGGGTTATGCGCTCAATGTCGTCGCGGGTCATTTCCAATCCTCCTCGTCCTTCGAAAGCATTGCATCGAAGTACTCGTGCGCTAGGTGTACCAGCAGGCCACCGATGGCGAGGCCGATGATGATCCCTAAGATGAAGTTCATTTCGTTTCTCCTATAAGTTGGTAGTCGTGGAACACCGAACCCCTGCTCGGGTCGCCTCTCTTGTGGGCACGCACCCAGTAGCGCTTGCCTGACTTCCTGCGCACAGCCCAGTGCCCACGCACCTCGTGCTCCCGGTACTTCTCGCGGGGTTTGCTGGCATGCGCCGCATCACGCACGCGCTTGACCTCGTTGGGGTCAATCACAATCGTCTTCCACTCATACAGCGGAAGCTTCTTCTTGCGTCTGCGCTTCTCGTTGGCTGGGTTTCGTGGACACGTGTAAGACTCAACGATGGCTGGTTTCGCCACAGTTGTGGCATAGAGAAAGGCGATGTACCTCGCGGCGTTTCTTGCTATCCGGTTCGATACCGCTGACTTACTTCCCAACTGTTTGGTTAGGTCTTTCATAACCTGCGGCTCAACTTCGGCGGAGACACTCAGTTCGTTGGTGATGGTTGAATGGTTCGTCACCCGCGCATCAAACGCGGACACCGTGCCGTTTGACCAGAGGGAAACAAGCATTGTGTTGCCTTGTCGCTCGATGGTCACTGCGCAATCTGAGCCACCGTATTCTTGGGGAGGCAGCATTGCCACCTTCTCAAACATCATCGGCATCTCTTCTATCTGGAAAGAAGCCAAATCGCTCAGGTGCCGCGTCATCTCCGCATCGGGAAAGTCCTTGTCTGTCACGCCCGTGAGGTCTACCCAAGTGTAGTCCGCCGCATCGAACGCAACAAACGAAGCCGCCTTCGCAACTCTGGGGTTCATTTCACCCTCCTCACCGGCGGCTCCCACTCACGCGCCTTCTCCACGAACACAGGCACAGGCTTGTACTCGGTGGGAGGAACCCAACCAAACTTTCTCCAAGTTGCTTGCACATCTGCGCCTCGTGTGGGGACGAAGCGCGGGTCGAGGGTGCGTAGGGATGGCTCAGTTCTTTTCACGCTCATTTGTTGTCTCCAAAAAGTTTCTTCAACTCGTTGTACATCTCGCGCGCTTGCAACACCGACAGGCTATCCAACGCATCACGCGCAGACCACCCATTCTTGACAGGCTCGACCTGCGGCACAGGCTGGGCCGCCTCGGTCACAACCTTGGTCGTTTTGTTGCGTACATCCACCAGCACACGCTTGTTCTCCGCAAGCTTCTGCAAACCCGCCGTGGTGTTATCGCGCGGCACAACTGTAACTTGTTTGCGCTGTTCTTTGAGCGCCTTGGCCAGCCGTTTGTTCTTACGCATCAGGGCGGCAGGGCTCATCGTGTCGTACGCACGCTTACGGAACATGGCGTGGGCCTTGGGCGGCGTGTATTTGTCATTGACTGTGTACAGCCCGGTGTTGTGCGCTCCACGCAACATGCCTTGTAGCAAGAAGGTGGAGA